ACTCACGAAGCAGATACAACAAACGTACACGGAATTGCTGACACTTCACTTCTAGCAACTACAGCAAACGTAGCAACTGCTAAATCAGAAGCAATTTCTGCAGCCGCTACTGCAGCAGGAACCGCACTTTCAACTCACGATGTTGACACAACAGGAGTACACGGCATTGCAGATACAGCAGAGCTTGCTACAAAAACATATGCAAATTCAGCAGTTTCAACCGCAGTATCTGCCCTTACAAAATCTTCAGTTGGGCTTTCAAATGTAGATAATACTTCAGACTTATCTAAGCCAGTTTCTTCTGCCACACTTACAGCGTTAGACTTAAAAGCACCCCTATCTTCACCAGCTCTTACTGGCGATGCAACTGCAGTTAATTTAACTCTTTCTGGAAACTTGACAGTAAATGGAACAACTTCAACTATTAATTCAACTACACTTACAGTTCAAGATAAAGATATTGTTTTGGGACAGACATCAAGCCCAACAGATGCCGCTGCAGATAACGGCGGAATTATATTAAAGGGAACAACTGATAAATCAATCAAATATAGCGTTGCAAAATCAGCATGGGATGTTTCAGAAAATATTAATATCCCTGCAGATAAATCTATTAAAATAAACAACATTGAAGTATTAACATTGACTACTATTTTTGGAAAAAGCCTTCCAGATGTAGTCGTTGGAACAACAGAAACTCAAAATCTTACAAATAAAACTTTGAACTCGCCAATAATTAACACACCTACTGGTATTACAAAATCAGATGTTGGACTTTCAAATGTAGACAATACAGCTGATTCTGCAAAGCCAGTTTCAACTGCTGCTCAGTCAGCTCTTGATCTAAAAGCCCCTCTAGCCTCACCTACATTTACAGGAACCGTAACTCTTCCAGCTGGAACAGTTACATCTGGAATGATTGCCGACGGAGCAATCATGAATGCAGATATTAATGCAGCCGCAGAAATTGCAACATCAAAGATTGCAGGCCTAGACACAGCGCTTGGTCTAAAAGCCCCTCTAGCCTCACCTACATTTACAGGAACCGTAACTCTTCCAGCTGGAACAGTTACATCTGGAATGATTGCCGACGGAGCAATTGTAGATTCAGACATTAGCGGAGCAGCAGCAATTGCAACATCTAAAATCTCAGGCCTCGACACAGCTCTTGATCTAAAGGCTCCGCTAGCCTCACCTACATTTACAGGAACTGTATCTGGTATTACAAAGTCTATGGTTGGACTAGGGTCTGTTGATAACACAACAGATGCAGAAAAGCCAGTTTCAACTGCTGCTCAGTCAGCTCTTGATCTAAAGGCCCCACTAGCTTCACCAACATTTACTGGTACAGTGTCTGGTATTACAAAGGCAATGGTAGGCTTAACAAACGCTAACGATACTTCGGATTTAGCTAAACCAATTTCTACTGCTACTCAAACAGCCCTGGATCTAAAAGCACCGCTAAATTCTCCAACATTTACTGGCACGGTTGTATTGCCTTCAACAACATCAATAGGCTTAGTTGATCTATCAGAGCTTGGATATGTAAATGGAGTTACGTCATCTATTCAGACTCAGATTGATAGCAAAGCCCCTCTAGCCTCACCAACATTTACTGGTACAGTAACTCTTCCAGTCGGAACAGTTACATCTGGAATGATTGCTGACGGAGCAGTTGCAACAGCAGATGTTGCAGATTTAGCAATATCAACAGCAAAAATTGCAGATGCAGCAGTTACTACTGCTAAAATTGCAGATGATTCAATCACATCAGCAAAAATTGTTGCTGGAACAATTGCTAATAGTGATATTAATGCAGAAGCAGCAATTGATTGGACTAAGCTAGCAATATCTTCAACAGTTGATTCAACTGAAATTGGATATGTTAATGGAGTAACTTCAGCAATTCAAACTCAAATTGATACAAAACTTGCTTCAGCAACAGCAGCATCTACATACGAAACAATTTCTAATGTAGCATTAAAAGCTCCAATAGCAAGCCCTACATTTACTGGAACAGTAACAATTCCAAAATTAAATATGGGATCAAATGGAATTAACATTGAAGGAACAGATCATATTTCAGGTAACGCCTTCACATCTAATATAAAATTCAGCGGTGGAACATTATACGCCAACGGCAATAGACTAGCTGTAAATGATGAGGTTGCACCAAGAAACAATCCAGTATTTACAGGAACTGTATCTGGTATTACAAAATCTATGGTTGGGTTAGGTTCTGTTGATAACACAGCAGATACAGCAAAGCCAGTGTCTACTGCACAGGCCTCAGCAATTGCAACTGCAAAGGCAGAAGCAATCTCAGATGCAACATCGCAAGTAAACGCACTGCTAACTGGTGCGCCAGCAGCATTAAACACACTTGATGAGCTTGCTGCAGCACTTGGTGATGACGCAAACTTTGCGGCATCAGTAACAACTAGCCTTGGACTTAAGGTAGATTCCTTAACACCAATTTCACAAAAGACAGCATCATACACACTTTCATCATTAACTGAAAGAGATGATCTAATTGAAATGGGTTCAGCATCACCAATTACCCTTACAATTCCAACAGATGCTACACTAAATTATCCAATTGGAACATCAATTGATATTCTTCAAACTGGAGCGGGACAAGTAACAATTGCCCCAGTATCTGGAACAGTTACAGTAAATGCAACACCTGGCTTGAAGCTTCGCACAACTTGGTCATCTGCAACTCTCTTAAAGAGAGCAGCAAATACATGGGTTGTCTTTGGAGACTTGACAGCGTAATACAAATATTTAATAAGAAATGGGAGATTAAGAATGGCATCAGGCAAGAGAATAGGTAAAAAGTCCCAAGCGTCAAATGACTTTTTGGAGCCATTAGCACCAACAGGTGTTTCTGGAACAAACGTTGGAACAGGAAGAGCATTCAATGACGGTGCCGTATCTGTAGCGTTTTCTTTACCAGCTCTTTCTCCTAATGCCACTTCTTTTACAGTAACAGCAAGTACAGGACAAACAGCAAGTGGAGCAGCATCTCCCTTGACAGTAACTGGAATTGCTTCAGGAGCAACTCCAACATTTACAGTAACAGCAACTAATGCTGCAGGAACTTCTGCTGCATCTGCTGCCTCTGCTGCAGTAACCGTAACAACAGTTCCACAAGCACCAACCGTAACAGCGGTTAACGTAGGCACAGGCCGCCCATATAACAATGGTGCTGCAACGATCACGGTAACAGGTGGAGGAACTGGTGGTTCTGCAATTACATCTTACACTGCCACATCAAATCCATCGACAGGATCTTTTAATTCTGGATCACCAATAACATTTACAGGATTAGCTTCTGCTACTGCATACACTTTTAGCGTAACAGCAACAAATGCAAACGGAACTTCAGCAGCCACAACAACAAATTCAATAACTGCAACAACAGTTCCTCAAGCACCAACTGGAACATCCGTAAACGTAGGCACAGGCCGTCCATATAATAATGGCGCAGCAACTATTACAGCAACAGGTGGTGCAACTGGTGGCTCTGCAATTACATCTTACACTGCTACATCAGGCGCTCTTACAGGATCTGGATCTTCTCCTATAACAGTTGGAGGTCTTGCTTCTGCTACCGCATATACTTTTAGCTTAACAGCAACAAATGCCAACGGAAATTCAACAGCCACAGCATTAAACTCAATAACTGCAACAACAGTTCCACAGGCACCTACAGTAACAGTAGCAGACGTAGGAACAGGACGCCCATACAATAATGGTGCAGCTACTATTACAGCAACAGGTGGTGCAACTGGTGGTTCTGCAATTACATCTTACACTGCTACATCTGGCTCCTTTTCAGGGTCTGGAGCTTCTCCAGTAACTGTTCAATCTCTTCTTTCAGCAACCTCTTATGCTTTTACGGTAACAGCAACAAATGCCAACGGAACTTCAACAGCTACAACATCGTCATCAATTACAGCAACCACAGTTCCTCAAGCCCCACAATCACTCACTGCAACTGCTGGTGTTAATCAAAATACAATTAACTGGCAAATAGGAGCTTCTGGAGGATCTGCATTAACACGACATAATGTTACTGGATCAGATGGATCTTCATCTGGAAATTTAGCGGCTAATGCAACTTCTGTAGTTATTGCTGATACAGCAAATACTTCTCAAACATATTCAGCTACAGCAACTAATGCTAATGGAACTTCCTTGGCTTCAAATAATAGTGCTAATATTACTACCATAGCACCGTTCTTCCCATTCTTCCCGCCGTTCTTCCCACCGTTCTTCCCGTTCTTCCCACCATTCTTCCCACCATTCTTCCCACCGTTCTTCCCACCGTTCTTCCCGTTCTTCCCACCATTCTTCCCACCATTCTTCCCGCCGTTCTTCCCACCGTTCTTCCCATTCTTCCCACCGTTCTTCCCACCGTTCTTCCCACCATTCTTCCCACCGTTCTTCCCATTCTTCCCGCCGTTCTTCCCACCATTCTTCCCACCGTTCTTCCCACCATTCTTCCCACCATACTTCCCATTCTTTAAAGGCCCGTCCTTCCCGTTCTTCCCACTATTCGGACCGTTCTTCCCACCGTTCTTCCCAGCATTCGGACCGTTTTTCCCATCATTCGGACCGTTCTTCCCATCATTCGGACCGTCCTTCCCGTTCTTCCCACCTTACTTCGGCGGAGGAATGTACTAAATAAAATATACTTTTCTTTTCTAGAATAGTATGATAAGATGTTATCGTAGAAATGAGATAATATGGAATGGTACGACCTACCAAGAATTGAAAAAACAAGTTCAAGAGTTGAGTCAAAAAAAATTGACGATAATATACTTGTTGAGAACCTAGACTACGGCATAAACCTTTATAGAAATGCAATAAGTCAAGAAGACTGTCAAAGAGTAATCACTATGCTTGAAGAAGAAATATCTTTAGGCAAAAACGGAATTCAATGGAACGGCGCAAAAGTTAATGGAAAAGAAAGAACTACTCACGCTAGAAATTGCTATGATTTAAAATTTAAAAAAGATCAGCTGGGTAAATATATTTCTGACAGCGATGTTTTAAAAGAATGCTATGACATTGTCGATGCGGGATTAAATAAATCATTAAGACATTATGAATCAGTATGGAATTTTCACATTAATTACAAGGAAGCATTTAACTTTGTAAAGTATTTGCCAGGAGAATTTTTTAAAGTACATGCTGACCACGGTCCATATTATACATGTACAGTGTCAGCAGTTGTATATTTAAATGATGATTACGATGGCGGGGAAATTGAATTCCCAAGACATAATCTTACTTTAAAGCCAAAAGCGGGAGACATAATATTGTTCCCATCTAACTTTGTTTATGAGCATGCTTCTTTAAATATATCGTCTGGAACAAAATATTCCGTAGTTATCATGATGGATTATAATGATCTTTATCATAAAGAAGAGGTTGGAGAAAAATATTAAAATATTATTTCAATCTTTTAGGCCGTGGCTAGATAAGTTTAGCCCCTCTTTGCCAAAACCAACACAAAGCAGCATTCCTGAATGGTATAAAGAGGCGGACAGATTTGCAAAAATGCCTAACGGAGAATACTATAAAGCTCCTAAAGAAGTTTGCCCTGTTCCAAGAGAAGGCACAAAGGACGACTATGGCAAAATTCCAACATGGAAAGCTTGTCCAGCAATATTAGATGCTTTTATGACTGGATATGTATTAAGTACCCCGTGTGATTTAATATTTTCAAAAAATAAAAAGGGAACAATATCTGTAGAAATAAAAGATAAAAAGCATGTAGGCTTTGTAACAGAAAGACCTCCTATGCAACAATTTCCATCTCCAGTTGGATATTACGAAGACCATTTTGCCTGGTATCCAGAATGGGGAATTCAAGTTCCAAAAGGATACAGTGCGTTATTTATGACACCAATGAACAGATTTGATTTGCCATTTTTAAATACAAGCGGAGTTGTTGATAACGACGAAGTACACTTACTTGGAACTTTCCCATTTTTTATTGCAAAAGATTGGGAAGGAACAATTCCAAAAGGGACACCATTTTTGCAAATTCTACCATTTAAAAGAGAAGACTGGAATCATGAAGTCGAGTACCTTGAGGTAAAAGAAATGCAAAAAAAATTAATGGACAATGCAAAGTTTTATCGTCAGCCTGACGGTGGAGTATACAAATCAAAAATTTGGAAAAAGAGAGAGTATAAATGACAACAGAAACAAAAAGTACAGCTCCAACATGGAGTAGCAAAGAAGAACTAGCTCCTGGAATATTTGTATATAGAGACGTATTAAAAAAAGAATTTGACATTATAAATAGGCTTGAAGGAGCAGTGGGTCCAGTTGGCGGTAAAGAAAAAAGATATAATTATCAACCAGCCTATGTTGGCTATCAGCAACTAATGCCAGACTATAGAGATTGCGTAGATTTTAAATTTAAAAAAAGCGACATTGCCCTTGATAAAAGCGAAGACGCTGAAAAACTAAAATCTTTATGGCAAGATGTTTATGATGCTCAATATCCAGTAGTTGTAGATTATTGCAAGGCTCATAATATTATGGAGCTTAAATATTGGGAAGCTTTTAACTTTATTAAGTATGGAGAGAGCCAGCATTTTATGGAACATCAAGATCACGGATATTCTTACAACTGTGTAGTTTCTTTAGTGGGATATGTAAACGATGATTATGATGATGGCGGATTATTTTTTAGACTGCAAGGCTTAGATATTAAGCCAAAAGCTGGGGACCTGTATATTTTCCCATCTAACTTTATGTATCCACATCAAGCAAAAGCCGTAACAAAAGGAACAAAATATTCAATAGTAACCATGCTTGATTATAGCAAAAAGTTTCATACTCAAGAGATGTATGATCCAAAATGGGACAATGAGATAAATGAAAATAACAGCCTATAAAAATAAATCAACTAGATCTAAGATTGAACAAACTAAACTTAAAAGAGATTGGATGGATGAAACTTTAAATGCCCATGCATATAAATGTTTTCCTGTTTCTTTAGCAAATACTATTGGTTGGTCAATTTCTTTTCTAGATGATATTGAGTTTAGTTGGGACGGCATTTCAGATACAACCCCAGATCATGTAACAATAATATCAGATCCAGGAATGGTCGCCACTGGGCAAAGAGCAAATGCCACAATTAGTTTTTATTCTGGATACTACTTTGAAACAGAACCAAATATGTCTATGCTTCAAATAGTCCCCCCTAATTTTTTTGTGGATGGGGCTACTCCATTTACAACAATTATTTCAACATCTGTTTTGAAAGAAGGCATACCCATTGCGTGGAAAATAACAAGGCCAAATACAGTTATAAAAATTCCAGCAGGAATGCCTGTAGCAACATTTATTCCAATATCTTTAGGGGAGTATCAAAATATAGAGCTTGAAATAAAAGATAAATTCTTTAAAGAGTCTGATTATACACGCAGAGAAGAAAGACTAAAAGTCTGGGAAAAAATTACTCAAACAGGAGAGCATACAAATTTTTATAGAGATGCAGTGGATTACGATGGCAGTCCTATGGGAAGCGGCCATCATGAGGTTAAGTCTTTAAAGTTGAAGATTACAGACCTTACTTCAGGCAATAAGAAATGATATAATAATAATATGAATCAGACAAATCAAGACGCTTCAGTCGTATACAAGACCCCTTCCTTAACTCCTTCTGGGTTTTTTGGGTCAAGCAAAGACATGATAGTTGAGATAGAAAACTTTATGACCGAGGAAGAGATAGAGTTTCTCGAATCAGCTGCCAGAAAGATTACTATTTGGGATGTAACAGAAAGCCATGTAAATGAAAATGGTACAACTGTATACGACGCTAACTACTGGAAAGATAGAGTTTGCACAAGCCCTTCTTTAGACAAAAATGACCCAGCAATTAGGCCAGTTCTTCAAGGTTTGTTTGAAAGGCTAAAGCCTATTGTTGAAGATTTTTATAAAGTTAAAGTAACTCCAACAGGCACAACAATTGTTCGCTGGCTTCCTGGCCAATTTCAAAAGCCTCATGCCGACAAAGAGCTTCACGAGCTGCCAGATATTGGAATGCCAAATGATTTTCCTTATTATGATCTTTCAAGTTTATTTTATTTAAATGATGAATACGAAGGTGGAGAATTATATTTTCCACTTCAAGGTGTACAGTTTAAGCCTAAAAAAGGAGCAGCATACTTCTTCCCAGGAGATATGAATTATATTCATGGGGTAACAGAAATAAAAGGCGCTATCAGGTACACTTGCCCATTTTTCTGGGAAATACTAAAACATACTGGAGAAAATCAGCCAGACCCAAATAAAAAATATCACAGAATACTACTAGATGGAGATATAAATAAATGAGTACTTCAGAAAGATTAACGCCAGACATTTTAGTATTTAAAAACTTTTTAACAAAAGAAGAATCTAAAAAGGTTATAGATGTTTTAGAGGCGCAGGTTGCAAATGAAAAGCTATCTTGGACACCTATCACTTTCTATGAATCATACTCATCAGTTTTGCCCCAAGACGGAGATGAAGAGCTAGAGCAGTTCGGCTTGCCATCAGATTTCTTTTCAGTTCTTCAAAATAGAATTATTGATGCTGTAGCTGAGGTGCATGGAAATTCTTCATCTGATATTCATAAAATTGGATTTCATGCTCAAAAGTGGGAGCCAGGAGCTTATGCTAAAGAGCATTCTGACAATACAGATTTAGAAGGAAAAACAGGCCCGTTTGAAAGAAGTAGATACGCAGCTTTCTTGTATCTAAATGATGATTTTGAAGGTGGCAATCTAATATTTAATAAACAAAACCATACACTAGTTCCAGAGACTGGCACACTTGCATCTTTTGCAGGTGGCTTTGATAATACTCATGAGGTTACAATGATAACTTCTGGAATAAGATACACTCTCGGATCATTTTGGGACAATCGGTCACCAGAGTCATATCCTCAAGAAACAATAGATGCTTGGGATGCAGAGATGAAAAAAATTAGAGAAGAGCAAGAAGTAATAAAGTCGGAATGGCAAGATGCATTAAAAGAAGGATACAGAATAGATCTAGACGGAAATAAATACAAAATAGAGGAGAACGACTAATGAAGCTAGAAGAAAAATTACATGAAAATGTTTACATGTACTCAGATGTAATTGAGAATCCACAAGCAATTATTGATTTGATAAATAAGCTAGATTCTGATGAAAGAGTTCACAAGGTTATTCCAAGCTGGAAAAACTGGAATTCAAGCAGCAGAGACGGTAACATCTTCGGAAAGAAAAAGGACTTTAATCTTTCTGAAGTAGAAAATTTAGATGAAGATATAAGAAAAGATGTAGACTTTATCATATCAACAATTAGAAATGCTATTAAGAATATATCAGAATCCTTTATTGTTGATCGAGGCCTTAAGGGAGTTCCAAACGTATCACCGTTTGTTGGTATACAAAAGTATATCCCAGGCTGTGCAATGGGAGCTCA